CTCTGTGACATCGTCGCGTCTGCTGTCTCTGGGGTCGACCGAAGAGGCGCAGGCACGATCGGCAGGTTGATTCGATGGAATTACGGCACAATCGACCCAAGCAAGTTACCTCGCCTCGTGCACACCGGACTCGATACCGACGATCTAGCAGATTCACTCGCGATGCTGCCTCAGCTTGTGACCTCCGGTCTGCTTACACCAGACGACGAGCTCGAGCGCGCCATAAGGGAGCGTCTCGGAGCTGGCGACCTACCCGAGGAGGCACAGCGATCTTCGCTCGAGAGAACAGCAAGCGCAGGTAACGTCGCATCACTTGCAGAGGCAGCGATCAGGAGGCGTCGTGGCTAAGACCAAAGCTCAAACGCCTGCGCCAAAGAGTGATCAGATTCAGGGATCTAAGACGAATCCCGAGGGCTCAGCATCGGGCAAGCGAGGTGGCATCGAGATCTCTGAGAGCATCGCGCGCGCTCTGCAAGGTATGGTCGACAAGCATAACGATCGATACAAAGCAAAGAGCAAGAAAGTCGACCTCGGCTCGCTTAAAGCTGTATTCAGGCGAGGCGCAGGTGCTTTCAGTGTGTCGCATCGCCCGGGCATGACTCGCAATCAATGGGCATACGGTCGCGTTAAGGCTTTCTTAAAGCTTGTCGGCACAGGTGAGCGTAAAGAGGCATACACAGGCGACCTCGACTTGCTGCCCACCGGGCATCCTCAAAAGACTGAGGCAAAGTCAGAGGCAGCTCTGCTCGCGCCAAAGAAATACGATCATATCGATTTTAAGCCTCCACAGGGCGCACAGAAAGCAGCTGAGCGCGCACTGCGTCGTCGTGCTGACAAGCCACAGAGCGAACGAGGTATGACACCAGTCGGCATCGCGCGAGCTCGTGACCTGATAGCAGGCAAGACGCTATCGCCTGATACTGTGCGCAGAATGCTCTCTTACTTTCAGCGACACGAGGTCGACAAAGAGGGCTCGACCTGGGAGAGCTACGGCAAAGGCAGACAAGCTTGGGATGGATGGGGTGGTGATGCCGGTTTCGCTTGGGCTCGAAAGGTAGTGAGTCAGATGGATGCAGCAGACAAGAAAGCAACGCTTCGCGCATATGGCGAGGCGATTCAAGTTAGGGCAGAGCAGACCTATGATGTGCCCGAGGGCCTCACAGTCGGCAAGCCTTTCAAGACACTTGCCCTCGGTCAAGTCAGCTCGCGCATGAATGGTGAGGCGATCGGTGCGCCTGTCTCGCAGGAGCTCCTCGAGGAGATGGTGCGCGTATACTATGACCGACGCGACGCAGACCCGGTGATCATTGACTGGCAGCATGCGACGTCGCCCTTTAATGGTGGCACACCTGCGCCTCCTGAGTCGGGCAACGCGCTCGGCATGATTATCGATCTCGACCTGCGCGAAGATGGGCTTTATGCAGTGCCTGCATATAACGAGCGCGGCCTTAAAGTCGTACAAGAGGCAGGCGGTGTGCTGTGGAGCTCGCCCGAGTATCTGCATGGCGAGATTTACACTCGTAACGGTGGCGATAAGGTGGGCGACGCTCAGTTGCTTGCTGTCACCTTAACCCCAAGACCTGCTCAATCGCATGATCGCATTGATCGGGTAACACTAAGTGAACAGGAGCAAGTGAACATGGATCTTGAGTCTATGAACATTGACGAGCTTCGTGCTGCCCTCGCTGCGAAAGATGCGATGGTGCTTGAGCTCGAGCAGAAGATTAAAGATATGACCTCAGAGAACGAGTCAAAGATTGAGGTCGAGGTCGACGCTGAAAAGCCAGAAGGCGAGGACAAGAAAGAGGCCGAGCCTGAGAAGATGGGCGACAGCTACGACGATAAAGAGAAAAAGATGACCGAGGCTGCACAGCTCAGCGAATCAGCAGAGCCGAACATGCTTGCAGAGGTCATGCAGCTCCGCGCGCAGAATCAGAAGCTCTCAGAGCGCCTCGAGGTGATCGAGGCCGAGAAGCGTGACGTCGAGCGTCGTGAGGCAGTCGCGTCTCTCTTGCGTGAGGGCAAGGTTAGTCCAAGCGAGGAGACAGCAGCAGCTCGTGCTTGGGACGTTCGCGAGAACATGCCTGAGTTCTGGCAGATGTTCAGCGAGCGCCCTGCCTCATCAGCAGTGCCTTTGACCGAGATCGGTCACGGTGCCTCTGGCGCTGAGCTCAACAAGGCGACCCTAGCTGAGCAGGTCAAGCTCCTCGCAGAAGAGAAAGGGCTCAACTTCAGCGAGGCTCTAAATCTATTCCGTACCAATAACCCAGACGCATACAACAGCGTCTTTAACTAAGGAGCGTGATCATGAATCAGATCATCAAGACCTTTGTTTGTGCATCTGCTGTGACTGAGTTCGCGCTCGTCGCCATCGACTCAGCAGGTAAGATCGCAGTCGCAACCGACCCAACGGCAAACACCATCATCGGAGTCGCTCAGCGCGCAGGCGATGCAGGTGATGTCGTTGAGGTCGTTATCTCAGGCGAGTCTCGCGTGATCGCAGGCGGCTCTCTCACCCTCACCTCGGCAACTGTCCTCGCAGTGACCACCGGGGGCAAGGTGCAGGCAGCTGCAAGCACTCACTATCCTGTCGGCTTCAGCCTCCCCAACGTCAATCAGACAAGCGCCAGCGCTAATGAGCAGTTCTTTATCCTGTTCAATCGCGGCCTCGCTCCACTCGCTTAATTAGGAGGTGATCCAAAATGGCAAGCTCATATCGCAATATTCACCCAGTCGATGAGATCTTAAGCAACCTAGTCGCGGAGGCAGTCCCAAGTGATGCAAGCCTCATCGCTGACAAGGTCTGTGAGAACATCAAGGTGCCTCAGCGCTCCGGTACTCTCCTGCTCGAGACATCTCGTAACTTTATGGGCGCAGGCGCAGGTCTTGACCTTCAGCGTGCGCCCGGTGCATCTCGCTCTCGCATCGGTGGCTTTGATCGCACGAGCACGACCTACATGTGCGAGATCTACTCTGCCGAGGACTCGATCGCGATGGAGGACATCATCGATTCTCAGTACCCCGGGAGCGAGGAGGCTCGCATCGTTAAGAAGGTCGCGCGCGTGATGAAGCTCGCTAAGGAGCAACGCGCAGCGAATACGCTCTTTAATGTGAGCAACTTCAACAGCAACGACTCGACCTCTGAGTTCGGGGGCACGTTCGACGCTGCCGGTGCTGAGCCTCTCAGCTACCTGCACCAGCTCAAGGACACCGTGTTTGCAAACGCGCACGGCATCAACCCAGACTCTCTCGTGATGGGTCGCGACCTCTTCAGGGCGCTCGCTCGCTCTCCTGAGCTCCGTGGTTACTTCCAAGCAGGCGCAACTCCAAACGGTGTCGCCTCTGGCAACCTCATCTTGAGCGACGAGGCAGTCATCAACACTCTTCGCGACATCCTCGGGATTCCCAATATCCTCGTCGGTGGCGCTCGTGTTGACAGCGCTGTGCCCGGTGCCGCTTCAAGCGAGGGCTATGTGTGGACTCGTGACTCTCTATTCATGGGCATCTTGCATGGCTCCGACGCTGTGCAGTCTCGCTCAGGTGTTCGCATGATGCCGATCGCAGCTGCTAACATGGAGTTTGAGGGCATGAAGGCCGGGCAGTACGACGCGCTCGATCTCACTCGTCGCAACGTCTGGGCAGACGAGAGCCACCTCTTCAAGGTGATCGATAGCGACCTCGGGTTCGTCCTGACTGACTGCCTCGCATAAGGTGACTAGTGCTCTGCTCATGTGGTCGCCCTCATATCACGACGCTCGCTGAGAAAGACGCTGATCAATTAGCGATCGACGATCTTACAGCGCAGCTAAGTGATGCCGAGGGCCCACAGAGGCAGATACTTGTCGCGAAGATCGCAGCCTTAAAGATTGCGGTCAAAGCAGATAAAGACTTTCGACGATCACTTAAGCGATCGCATCGAGAGTTAAGTGCTAATCTATCGAGCGCACTCGAGCTGACATCAGCCGAGCAGCTGCTCATGCTGAGCCGAGACGAGTTAAGCGAGTTTATACTTGCAAGCGGTCTGGGCTTGGCAGTCGATGATTTTATAGGAGCATCAGACGCAATCGCGACAGCTGCGCTTGATACGCTTCAAACAATTATTGGCGCAGTTGATCCGGCAGATCTGCCGAGCATTGACGCGCTCAAGCTCGCGACTGCTGATCAGGTGTTTCAAGATGTTATCTTGCCGAGCACCTTACAAGCGACCCGCACAGCGCTCGAGGGTATTACGGTTGGGGTGCCAAAGGCGAGCGCGATCAAGGCAATGGATCAACGGCTTGAGTCGGTGGTCGGTACACAAATGACACAAGTCAACACTGAGCTCTCACAGTTCGGTCGCGCTGTGACTGCCTCAGCAGCTCAAGCCTTTGATCTTGACCTGTATCTTTACACCGGCCCTCGCGATGGCGTGACACGCTCGTTTTGCCGACCCTTAATCAATAAGGTCGTGAGCGAGGTACAGATGGCGCGCCTCGATAATGGGCAGGGTTTGCCGGTCAAGACGTCGTGCGGTGGGTATAATTGCCGGCACAGTTGGTCGCCTGTGACTGAGAGCTTTGTCGAGGCTGCCGGCCTCACACGAGCGACAAACGCAGACATAACAAAAGCGAATGAAGGGGCACAGTCATGATTAAGAGCATTACAGGGCAAGCGCTGACTTTTGAATGGATCGCGCCAGGGCCTATCGACTCAGCGCCATCGCTCACAGTCGGCAGCGCCTCGCCTGTCTCTATGACAGCAAGCCGAGCAGATGCGACAGTCTCTGCCATCGCTAACGATCGACGCACCCTCACAGTGAACGCGCAAGCGACTGCGTTACAAGCTGATCAGGTCAAAGCCTACCTCGTGACCGAGGGCGATTGTATATACTCTGTAACTGTCGTGCGTATGGTGGGCACGACTGCGATCTTAGCTGAGCCTTTATCGCGAGAGGTCGACCTGAGCGAGAGTGCTCTGCTCGTGTTCGGCATGTATTACGCGACAGTATCAAGCACGATCACCAACACGACCGGGTATTATCCTTGGCAGGTGAGCTACACTCTTGACCTCGGTCAACAGCTCGACACCAAGCTTGCAAAGGGTCTGCTCAAGATCACGCCTCGACCCTTTGACACTGGCCTGTCTCATGATGATCTCGTTGGGCAGTTCCCTCAACTAGCTGACATGATCCCGCGACGCCAGAGCTCGTTTGATGCTCAGATCGATGCAGCTCTGCAAGAGATCATCCTTGTGATTCGTGATCACCTCAAAGACGAGGTCGACGTCACAGAGGACGAGATCTTTAACGCGACAAGCTTTGCTAACGCGCACGCATACTGCACAGCATCTCGCATTTATGAGTCGATGAATCAGCTCGATACAGCAAACGCTATGCGCGAGCGCTGTCAACAGCTCCTCGAGATCAGCCTGCGCTCACTCGCCCTCGATCGCGACGGTGATAATATCGTCGATGATAATGAGCTCGACATCGCAAAACAGGGTGGAACGTGGCGCGACATGCGCGCAAGCTGGCGTTCTTACAGCAAGACAGAATACGATCAGACCTTCACACCGACTCGAGGCATGAGGCACTAATGCACGCTAAGGTGAATCTAAATCTGCCCTCGTCTCTGTGGACTGCGCGCGACTCAGCTCGCCTCGGTCTCAATACAGTCGCAGCCGTTAAGCTACGCACGAGCAAGGGTATTGACGCAGATGGGCAACCTTTCAAGCCATACTCGACAAGCCCGATTTATATACCTCGATCGAGCGCAGTCTTGAGCCCTAAAGGTGGGCGAGTATCGCGCACAGGTCAGAGCGTTTATTACCAAGGTGGCTATCGCGAGTACAAGGTCAAGAGTCGACGCTATGGCGCAGGCTCGAGCGCCCTTGTCGACCTCGTCTTGTCTGGTGCGATGATGAACAACCTAGTGCTAATGGAAGCGACCGACTCGCGCTTTATCATCGGCCTGACTAATCGCGTGCGCTCGTATGGGTATGACGTGCACGCTGATCGTCCCTTTATCGGCCTATCTCCTCGCGATGTTAATGTGTTAGTGTCTGCTGTACAGGCAGAGCTCACAGCGAAGATCAAGAGAGGTAGACGATGAGCCAAGGCATATACAGCGCGCTCGCTTATCTTGAGGATCAGATCGAGGCGACGCTACCCAAGACAGACACACATCACGGTTTTGTCGCGATTAACTCATCAGGTCGTGTCGCTCCTCTTGAGGCGCACCAGAATACCAAT